ATTTATTTTGATTATTTATTTTGATTATTTATTATCGTCCGCATATCATTTCCTATTTTTACACCACTTATCTTTCTAGATAGTAACGTTTCTTTACAGATGTAGTTTAATTATTTCGCAAACAATTTTAATGTAATAATATATTATTAGTTATGTATTCAAAATTAATAATATATACATTTATAGTAAGTTCTATCTGGAATGTTTTATTAAATTATATGTCTAACCATTTTGATAAGTTACCTTTTTGGTTTCAAAAGTTAATGCCATTCATTGGTAATTTAAAACCATACTTTCAACAACATACATTATTGGATGCCGCCCTAGTTGCCGGTTTTATTGGCGCCTGCACTCAATTCATAATTTTAAATATGGTAAAAATCCCTAAAAATATCACCAATATAAAGAATATAATAATATACTATCTAATTTCATTCTTTATTAGTGCTTTATTTGGTTTTGTTATAAAATTTAGCGAATTATTTCCATATTTGGAACTTCATTATTACAATAAACTAGGTCTAATTAGAAGTATGTATCACGATGGGATATTTGGAACAATCGTCCAAACTACACTTTTATTCTTATCTCAACTTATCCATATTATAAAATAGATATATATATATTATAGATGGACTCGTCTATAGAACTTATTGGCTTACTTGCGACCATATTAGGCGTATTTAGTTTTATCCCAATAGTATATCTAGTATATAAGACAAAAGACACCGATAATTTCCCCCACATAACATTGGCTTTAGCTATCATTACCAATATATTATGGTCCATATATGGTTATTTTAATGCAACATTTTCAACATTTATTTATGGGATCTGCTATGTTTTTATTTATTCATTTATTTTAATCGTAAAAGTATATAATTAAAAATATTTATACGATTCCATATACGATTAAGGTATTGTATTTAGATACCATCTCTCAACCTGAAAATAATATAGTATTCGCCTCAAAACACCGTCTCTAACTCTTTTGATTATTCGAAGGCCAATAGTGATATACATCATTTAATAAATTATCCTTCCGTTCTAAATAACCCTGATATGGTTTGGTTTGGTCCGCCTGCCAATCACCAACATAAACCCAATCTACTTTGTTATGACATAATTGTTCTAATCTCCATTGTTCTAAATCTATAGTACCAAATCTCTCCCTCCATTTCTTTTGATCTTTTCCTAGTTCATTTGTAAAATTAATACCAGCTTTTAAAACATTATCTTGTTCTATCATATTATTCATATTATTCATATATAATTTATTCATACAAATATGTCTATATTGATTATATTGACCAATAACTAAATAATACTTAAAACAGTTCAGTCCTTAAAACATATAGATGAAGACGGAAAAAGGTACTGAATTTAAATCCTATTTTGACTCAATTACAAGAGAAAATACCCTAACGAAAGATGTATTACTAAAATTGGTTAGTGCGTCGGGTATATCACTTTGCGATAACAGATTCGGTAACTATGTGAATGATTTGCCCGATAATATTGACTATGATATATTTCATGAATTAATATTGACAAATACATTACTATTTACTAAAATTATAGAACAGGATTTAATTATTCGTGATTGGGTGTCGTTCAGCGTAGAAATTAATGATATCTTTTTATCGTGTCGGGAACATAACCTAGGTAAGGTCGCCGATTATATTCCACAACTTGCTAAAGTTCCCGATACACTTTATGGTGTCTCTATTTGTACTATTGATGGACAACAATTAAATCTGGGAGATACTAACATCCCATTCTGTGTACAATCTTGTTCTAAACCTATAACATATTTGATTGCCGCCGACTTAAATAGCCCAGATTACGTACATAATTTTATCGGTCGGGAACCTAGTGGACGGAATTTTAATGAGTTATGCTTAAATAGCGACAAGTTGCCACATAATCCCCTAATTAATAGTGGCGCTATTATGTCCACCTCATTAGTTAATTATAGAGAGCCCATTGCTGATAGATTTGATACTATTGTTGACTATTGGTCTAAATTAGCAGGTAATACTAAAATTAATTTTAGTAATTCAGTTTATTTGTCAGAGAGAACCACCGCCGACAGAAACTATTGTATCGGTTATATGATGCAGGAGGCACAGGCCTTTTCACGTGGTAAAGATATTAAATATAAGAGAGAGTGGAATAATAATGACCTACGGGATAGTTTAGATTTATATTTTCAATGTTGTTCTATTGAAATTAATTGTAAACAAGCAGCAGTTATCGCGGCAACATTATCGAACGGTGGTGTTTGTCCGGTTACAGAACAGGTGGTTTTCCCCCCCGACACTGTTAAAAATGCACTATCGTTAATGTCTTCATGTGGTATGTATGATTATTCTGGCGAATGGGCATATACAATTGGGATACCCGCAAAAAGTGGCGTATCGGGGATTATTATCGGTATCATACCTAATGTTATGGGAATTGCCGTATTCTCTCCAAAATTAGATGATATTGGTAATAGTAGTAGAGGTATTGAGTTCTTTAAAAAACTCACCGCGAAATATCCTTTTCACGTATATGATAATGTGTTAAATTCAAAGAAAAAATCCGTTATTAATTATGAAGTAACCAACGAAGAAACCAACTTATATACTTTATTATCTGCGGCCGGTAATGGTGATTTAAAAACAATTCAGGCTATATCGGGTAAAGGATTCGACTTAAATACTAGCGACTATGATGGACGAACCGCTTTACATTTGGCGGCGTCGGAAGGAAACGATGAAGTAGTGAGATACCTTTTAGAAAAGGAGGTGGACAAATGTAAAAAGGACCGGTGGGGAAATATACCAATTGATGATGCGAACCGAGAGATATTGGGCAAGAGTACTTTGGTAGAAAATAGATATGAAGAAATAATTCGATTATTAGAATAACAAGTAGATTATTCTGGTAGATTATTCTGGTAGATTATTAATAATTAAGCATAGTTTTATTTGTGCGTAGCTAATACGTTTATGAACGATATCTTTTATTGGTCGTAATAGTGTCGTTCCAACCTTTTCAATCGCGTTATCTATTTCTAAAATAATTTCATCGGTTAGGTTAAAATAATTACAATCAATATCAATATTCTCATCGTGTTCGAATATATATAATATGTGTTCTTCTATATTTCGCTCTTTTTTGCCGGTGATTTGGGCGATATCTTTGATTGATTTACCTTGATTATAATATTTTAGAGTGGTATCTCTTGTTGAAGATTTTTTGGATTTATTCGTAGGCAATGAACCGATACATTTAGATTGTTGGTTATTATATTCTGTGATGAATTCTTGCCCATAATTCATCGTAAATTCCTGGGATATACCATCTATAGACCATAGTTCGGTCGTTGTGGTGGGTTTTTTTTCCAATATATTTAATAACACCATATCATTTATGAAAATGATAGGCAAAATGTTGTTTTTTCGGGCTAATTTATCTCTAATCTCTACTAGATATAAATAATCTTGCTCTTTTGAATTAATTACCGGTAGATGTTTGTACGAATCATCTTCTATATTTGAAAATATAGGATATACATCCTCGGCGTTAAATTTTGCGACTTGAATCGTTGAATACTCTCCAGCCCGGATTAATACCCCCCTATCCAATAATGTTTCTATTATCGTACGAAGCCAACTTTTAGTTTTATTATTAATATTATCATAGTTACTTCTCTTAATTTCATCAATTAATTTCACGGCACCAACATAATAACCCTTATTATGTTTATGTTTATTCACTACACTGATGATTGTTTTTGAATATTCACTAATGTCTTTATTATTTTTCTTACTAAGCCCTAAACAATTATCACATATTCCACATTTATCAAGTCGAAATATTGTTTTTAGAGAAGGTAATTCTCCTGTATCAAAATAATGATCTATCATTTGTAGCCTACAAATTTTGGGCTCGGCTAGAAATCTACGAAACATATTCAGTGAATTCATTTTAAACTCAACATGTTTCTTATTATCCGACAGTTTTATTAAATGTGTGGCTATTGCGAAGTCACTTTTATCATAATATAATGTCGCTTTACTTGGTAAACCATCTCTACCCGCTCGTCCAATTTCTTGGTAATAAGATTCTATATCGCTTGGTACACCATAATTTATGACATGTCTTATATCAGACTTATCAATACCCATACCAAATGCTATTGTTGCTATAACTACATTGACCTCTCCATTAATAAACTTGTTATGACTACTATTTTTTTCATTTTTACCCAATCCACCGTGATAATACGCACAAGTGATACCTTTCGCTATTAGGTCGTTATACAACTTCTCACACAATTTACGCGTTGAAACATAAATAATCGTTGGTTCATTAATACTGCTAATATCAAAATCGCTTTTTGGTAAAATATTTAAATATAAATTAGTTCTTCTTGTTCCTAAATTATATTCACATGCTTCTGTAATATTTAATAATTTGTAAATATCATCTATTACTTTTGGGGTCGCGGTTGCGGTTACCGCCAATATTGGCGTATCTTTAAAGTTCTTTTGTATCATTCCCAATTGTAAATAACTATGGCGAAAATCTACACTCCATTGCGATACACAATGAGCTTCATCTACCGCAAATAATCCAATATGTTCTATGATATTATGAAATGATAGAATATTCGTCGTGATATATTCGGGGGTAGTATATATAATTTTATACTCGGTCATTTTACATTCTAACGTGGTTTCTGAATTTAAACACACACTTTTGATATTTTTAGAATTTAAATATATACATTGGTCATTCATTAAAGAAATTAGGGGAGATACTATTATCGTTATTTTATTTAAAAACGTGGCGGGGAATTGATATAGCAACGATTTCCCACCTCCAGTAGGCATTATTGCCAGAACGTTATTTCCTTCTATCAGGTCATCTATTATATCTTCTTGATATTCTCTAAAATCATTGAAACCATAAACATTTTTTAAATGGGTTTTCTTGTCGGTTTCCATATTGATATTACTCTTAATTATCATAAGTAATCTATTTTCAATTTTATATAAAAATATGTAAATTGAAATATTGGTAACCATGGTTCTATATATAGAAATGTTTTAGTGTTGATATAGATTATATTACAATATAGACTAGAGACCCGCGCGGATTGAGGTCCTCGCTAGTTTATTTGAAAAAAATATATATCCATACATACCGGGGGCGATTTCTAAGAAGGAGATACAAACCTTACTTTCTTTCAGCAACCTATTTTTATGAATCCATGCGAGTAATGATTTTACTTCATACAAAGTTACTCTACATAATTTTTCTTGACCTTTTGTTGTCACTATATCTACCAGTTTATTTAAATCTAATTCGAAGGTTTCTATGTCGTGTATTTTTTCGGGTAAAACTACCACGATTGCGCCTTTACGGATCCCTAGGGGATGAAATTCTTTATTATCTAAATATAAACCATACATACTATCTAATATTATTCCTTGATTTGCTATTGGATCCCACGCCCCTTGCCGCATATTTGAGATAAAGACATTTATTGTTTGTGTAATTTCTAGTAACGTTACATCGTCGCACATATCTTTTAGTCTTTCTATAAGAGATACCCATTGTAAAGCAATCGGTGCCAAATATTCCGCCATCCCCAATAGAATATACGAAACATCATCAATACATAATTTATTAAGATTATTAATAAAAGATACAAATTGGACAAGCGTTATTCTTGGTACCTTATCATTGAGTAAACTTTTATAATATCCATAACTATCGCCGAGTGATATCTTATTATTCATTTCGTTTATTAACGATACAAAAAAATCCTGTTCGCCATCTATGGTTGGAAATACTTTGTCGCTGGGAAAAAGTTCTTTTTGCCATACATCTTTTTTGTTACTAAAGTATACATTATTTATTGTTTCAAATTCGTCGAGTAACTCACTATCGGTATGTGTGCACGGGGTATTAAATATTTCTAGAATTAGTTTAGAGTCGGGAAGTTTTAATGATTTTGTCGTATATTCATCGATTGCTAAATCGTTTTTTATTTTAGTAAAAGCTTCTATTATCGTTAATTTATTCTGTCCACCCATTATAACATTTTTCCGTTTACGATATATCTTCCTATTATTCTTATTTTTCTTATATTTTCTTGTTTTTTTATTACGTTCTCTCATTTTCTTTTGGGATTTATGAATATACTTATTCTTGGAACGATTATTGGAACGATTCTTTGTCTTACATCTATTATAAATCATATATATATATTATGATTTATAATTAAAAGTATTTGAAAATTCATTAATTATAATTCGTAATATTTATAACCATTCAATGCTCTACTACTATTATTTTTGTCACACCTTATTAATATTCTAAAATTGAAATAGACATATACGAGAATTATATTATCAACAAACGGAACTAACCTTTTTTTTAAATACCAGGTTTGTATCTAAATCTATTATATCATCCAGCCGGTTAAAGTTATATTTATTTATTAAATTTAATATATCTTTTCTTGGCGTTTCCGACATTATATTATATGCTCTACCCCTCTTTTTCTCATTCATAGATATATCGTCAGACCAACATTCACATATCAATATCAATCCTTCCTCAATACCTTCTCCGTTTACACCTTTTAATATTTGATGTGACCCTTTTAATACTTCTAACTCCCACCCTTCAGTGTCAATATGCATAAGCCCTATCGGCATCAATATATTTTGAATATCATCCAGCTTCATTATTTTTATATCATTATCATCATTACTATCATTACTATCTCGATATTTATAAGAACACCCACCAGAATAATCCGCGATTAATTTATCACTTTCGGCAAATCCATTTATATTTCCTACACAACAATTATATATCTTTATTGTTAGTTTATTCTTCTCTGCCACCTTCTGTATTAACCCGCATTTTTTTATGTTAGGCTCAAAAGCAAAAAAACGTATATCAGCTCTATTATTTTTTAATGCGTAAAGTGCCATTGTTAAAACCGTATCCCCGCAATGTGTCCCTATATCTAAAAAAGAATGATTTTGCGGCAATGATAATAAATACTCTCCCTCAATCTGTTTATGTTTTATACATCTTAATAATTGGTTGTTTTTACGGAAATCATTACCAAAAATTCTATAACCGATTTGTGCGTAACCTCTTAACTCATTTCCAAATATTGTTCTCATCGCATAGATATATCGTATTTTGTTTAACTGCTATTTAAATATATTTATGGTCTTCTAATTGTTATATAAGATATTTGATTGGAAAAGTATTTGAATTCCAATTGAATAAAAAAATAAAAATAATATTAATTAAATAATATGAATTAATATTATTTTCTACATTCTATATACATAAATTTTTCATCGATTTGTTCGGCAATGACAAAATTATTTTCTTTTAATAATTCTACTAATCTATTTTTATTTTCTTCATTGTCATTCCATCTTTTGTATGGCTCTACAATATATAATGTGCCACCTATATCTAATATCCTATATGCCTCTTTAAGATAATCCTTACAATTACTACCCCACATCGATAAACACATTATTACAATATCTACTGATGTATCATCTAATTCTGTATTTTTTATATCTTTACTTATGATTGTATCA